GCTGCTATAGTCGAACCACGCTCACAGTCAATATACTCATTTAGCGTTGGGAACCGGTTATGGGTTTTCTTTCTAAACCTAAACTGACATCGTAGGAGAATCTTCATCGGTGTGATTCTCCATTGAATATAGCCTCTTTATACTCCCCTCGTAAGCGGTCATATATCCTTTGACTATAATTTTCTGCAGTCCAGGTCTCGCTATAATTCGTCGTAAGAATTATAGGCTTCATTCGGTTGTAGCGATCAATAATAACACTTTCAACCTTAGATGCTACCCAATCAGACTTGGAATACTCCGCACCAAAGTCATCGAGCAATAACAATGGGATATTCCGCAGTTTTTGCTCAAAGCTTAGATAAGCCACATTGTCACCTTTAGATAAGGTAAGCATGGTATCTAATAAGTTAGGCATCGAAATCATGAGGCATCCTTTACCTAATGCCATAGCTTGTTTCAAGATACTCACCGCAATCGATGTCTTGCCAGTGCCAGCTGGGCCCCTTAATATGAGGCCCTTGCCAGAATCAAGATTAGTTTTCAGATTATCAGAGTACTTTTTAACTACGTCGTAAGCCTCAGCGTTCTCTTTTGGAAAGCTGCCATGCTTGCGTAACCATTCAAAATCCATATCGTAATACCGCTTAGGAATTCCAACTGCAGCATAGGTAGTATTAACATTAGTTTGAATGACTACTGGTTTATCATAGATTGGATAGAAGAACTCATCCTCTACCGTGTACTCTTTCATATTCTGCTTGCCAGTCAACTTGCTCGTCTTTTCTCGAAGAGCCTCTATTGCTGCTGTTACGTTTAGTGGTTCCAAAATCTTTATTCACCTCCTTTTTTAAATTCCCTGCTGTAACAGTTTCAACATACTTGATACTATTACCCCCGTTATCGGCCGTGGTATTGATAGCAACAATAACTCGTTCCTTACCATATGATTCAACTAGATCATCTAACCGTTCTTTAATAACAGGCGATATATCTCCAATTGACTTCATATACAATTCGTAAATAGGTTTATTTTTTATTTCATCATCGTCAAACATAGATAGAGGATTTTCATCTTCACACGCGCGCGTATCTCTCTCTATATTATTAATTTCCTTTCCTTTCCTTTCCTTTTGTTCGTTTTGTTCAACGACCGTTGAAGTTCGTTGAACGGTCGTTCGATTTTGTTCCTTTTTTCTGCGAGCTTCTCCACTTTTAATGCCTGCGAGCCTACGTTGCTCCTGCTTTTTCTCAAATTTACTTCTTCGCTCTTCTTGTCTACGAATTAAACTAGGAGACCAAAAATACTCGTCATCACATTCGAGCAATTCAAAATCATAAATTAACGAGTTTACGAACAAAAATGATTTATTTGAACAAAAGAAAGTGTGTTCATTTTCGTTCAACGGTCGTTCATTTTCATTCAACGGTCGTTCATTTTCGTTCAAAATTCCTAGTTCTTTATCAAGAGCTATAAATGTGTATTTTTTAAAAGGCAGTCTGTAGTCCTCAGATGAAGCAAGTTTTTCAATTAATTTCCACCACCAGGCATATGAAATAACCCCAAATTCTGACTCCATTGCTACGATTTTAGGATCATTGCTCGCATTAACATCGTGGCTGAAGTAATATACATCCTTGGCCATTCATCATTCCTCATCTACAAATAAATTATCCTGGGCTCGATGTCCCATAATAAAATTAATGCATTCATCGATTAAATCTTGAATAGAGATACTAAATGTAGCATCTGCGTATTCAACGCTTAGCCAGTCTGTTTTAAATTTAAATGAATTGTGCGTCCCCTCGTCACCAATAGTTCCCTCTACACTCACCTTATCAACTATATATTTATCGTAAGCATCACATTTAAACCTAAATGTATTTACTAAAAACGGGATTTGAAATTTATCTAAGAATTCAAAATTCTTTTTAACGATAGATTGTAAGTTGCTGAATGCATGAAGTAATTCAGGGCGTGGATCATCTTTAGATTTTAGCGTGAATACATCAGTTAACCCTGTAGCAGATGGTTTTTGGTAGGCGATACTGATATCGTTATCTTTAATTTGAATTGATTTAATAATCATAAGGGACTCCTTTCTTGCTCAACGATTACTAATTTACCAGTAGCAGCTTGAACAGCTCGTTTGAATATTTCTGCATCTGAGTTGCTGTCAGATAAATGTAGTAGCCGTATGTCTTGACACTTAGTTAGGTCCATCGATTTGAGGAATTTAATAACGTTTTCTAGTGAAAAGTGAGATTGAATTAACCGTTCCATTCGCTTTCCATCTAAATAACCAGCTTCTACTTGTTGATTTAGGATTTCATAGGAATGGTTGCATTCAACCATGATATGATCAACATCTTTGAACGTATATCGGCAGTAATAGGTGTCGGTAATATATAAGAGTTTCTCTTCACCGTCAGAAATTAAAAACCCAACATTAGGAACGTCGTGTTCTAATTCAAAAGGTAGAATACTAAAATTACCTATCGTAAATTGAACTTTTGGGGTAATATAGATGGCTTTGTGATGTCCTGCTACATATAATGCGTCTGCAGTATCTTTTAACATATATACACGATGGCCAATCTTTAATAAATCGTGGACAGCTTTGCTATGATCTCCGTGTTCATGAGTGACTAATACCCCACATAGATGCAGAAAGTTAAATCGACAATACCGTTGAATTTCTTTAAAGGATAACCCTGAATCCAGTAGCAGTTCATCACCATTGGTTGAAGTTTTGATTCGGTAGCAATTCCCTTTGGAGCTGCTACCGAATGCTTGAATGCTAATCACAATTAATCACCAAACATATTAACTGCTTTGCCAGTTTCAGGATTAACAAACTCACTGGCAGTACCAGGTTCTATATCAATGGCTTCAGAATTTGCATTGTTAGCAATGGTTTCTGCCACATCTGATTGAACATCGATAGTTTCACCTTCAAAATCAGGGGTGAGTTCGCCATTATTATCACGAATGACGGCGCCATCTACAGAGATTGCATTAGCCATGCTCTGCATTTCTACTGATAGAATGCCATATTTACTTAACAAACGTTTGAGTACCGTTTTGATAGCCATTGCGTCAAAGTCAGTTTTCCAAAGGCCAAAACCCTTTTTGTATGTTTGAGAATACTTTATAGCGTGTGCTTCAGCGTCTTCTTTAGACATATATAAATACTTTTCAAAACCATTAATTAGTTTGAAATAAGCGATGTAGCCAACTACATTATCACCAGTTCGCTCGCCTAATTCGAATTCGCCTGTAAGTTTGTTATGGTGTTTGATTTCACCTTCATAAATTTCACTAGCATTAATGGTTTTATATTGACCTGTGCGCATGGCCAACTGGATATACCCTTTGTAACCCATTTGAAATTGAGCTTCATTAATTTTCTTTTTGCTATTGTAGAAAGGAACAATATAAGCAAACCCAAGGTTTTGGTTAATTGGAAGATCTAAAGTGGCTGCCATCACACCTGCAGTAATAACTGTAGTAGGGTCAGCTTTTGATAAAAGTTCATTATTATTAGATACAGAAATCAAGCTGGACACAAAGGCCGCTGATTTTTTACCCAAGATTTCATTAAAACGTTTCTTTACCGACTCACTAGACACCATAGTTTTAAGCGATGGTGTTTGAGTTTGTGCTTTTGTTACTTCACCCATTATGTACCTCCTATGCCACGTTTTCGCATACAGCGTGGATATCTAATTTAGATAAAATATTATGAATTTCTAAACGACCCTTTTGAGTCCACTTAGTTGTGATTTTAGAGTCTAAGCGACCATCACTTCTGCAGAATGTAAAGGTTTCTGATTTAGTAAAACCTTTAGCCATATGTTGCTTGTACAGAATCCATTGATCACCGACCTTACGTTGTAGACCAGCTTCATGCAAAATTTTATTTAACTCTTGAGCACTAAGGCCATAGTCAGCTGCAATTTGAGTAATCGCTAAACAGGATTTACTTGAGAGAATTTTATCCACGTAATCCTTAACCGGTTTAAACTCCGCAATCTGCTGTTCTTGTTGTGCTACAATTGCTTTCGTTGCATTGTGTAACTCAACTTCATTAGCATAGGCTCTTAAAGCTTCAGGCAATGACTTGGGAATATTCATGCTATACGCACCAGTCTTACGAATTTGTGGGATTACTTCCGACGTAACCCATCGTTTAAATTGTTTCGCCGTTGGTAGTTTACTGGATAGTACCAGGGAATAAAGTCCGCTTTCATTAATTAAAATCGTTTCTTTATTTTGATTACCATCAAACACCATTGTCTTTGTTCTATCTTCTTCATCAGTATGTCGGTTTACATCTCGACTACCGTTTTGGTACCCGAGAGTATCAGCGACGTCCTTTGCAACAAACCATAATTCATTATCTTTTTCTAAAATACGAACTTGGCCAAATGTATCGTTCTTAAAAATCTGTAAATCATTCATATCTACACCTCCTCAACAGTTAATTGCGGTTTCGATTCATCAACGATCAACTTAATCGTTTGACTATTAACTGGAACGAATTCAGTTACTGCTTCTGCATTATCGATGAATACCGGAGCATTTACTTTGTAATAACTTGTTAGTGCATTAATGATATCTAACCCTACATTAATACGTGCTGCATTATTCATACTGCGGTATGGTACCCCCTTATAGGTAGTTTCGCAGCACTCCTCAATGTTTCCGTTGATCATGACATTAAACATCTTGAATCGAGCTAATTTGAATCTCGAGTTAATGACATCTTCTAGCATATTAACCTTTGCTTTAATGAATTCATCCATTAAGAAGGACGCTTCATCAAGTGCGTTCTTTTCTGCTACTAATTTTTGTTGTTGATTTTCTAATTCAAGGATTCGATGATTAATATCATCAATAAGCTTAAATTTATTTAATTCAGTCTCAAGCCCTGCTTTTTTAGACTTCATAGAGCTCAACTCTTCGTCAAGTTTAGTGAGTTCTTCAGTATCAGCTCCTGGTTCATCGTCAATCTCTAGTAAGAATAATTGAGCCTTCAAATCAGCATAGACTGGATCGTCTTCAAGATTAGGCTCAGAGTATGCCTCATATTCTTTAAATTTAACATTGTAAGCATCATTATATTGAGATGCCTCAATAGTTAAACTATCAATCTTTGATACCATAATTTCTTGTTGCTCTTCATAGTTTGCTTTAAGCTTTACTGCACTTTCAATAAGCCCTTTCCACTCCTCAAGCTTCTTAGATTTATTGGCGTTAAACTCTGCCTCGAGAATCTCTTGCTTATCCGTGGGTAGTGCTTGGCCACAAGTAGGGCAAGATTCTTTATTGAATTGTTGTGCGTTAAACGTATCAAATTCAGATTGTAAGGTTACAATGCGTTTAGACTCACGTTCAATTTCTTTATTGAGCTCATCTCGTCTATCAGCACATCTACCTCTGTCTACTTCTACCATTTTTAGTTTGGTTAAAGAGGCTTCATATTCACCACGTAGATGTTGTTTTTGTTTGTGATAGTCGGATAGTACTTTAGAGCTTTGAGCCTCTATCTGACGGTTAATATCACGGATTTTAGATTCCTTTTCAGTAGAACTAAACCCGTTTTGAATAATTGCCTTTTGTTTTTCAACTTCATCTATACCAGCGGATAAGGTTTCAATATCACGAATGAGTTTTGCTTTATCAGATGTAATTTCAGGTTTATTACGCATAGCTTCATCAATGCGAACTGGAATCATATCCAGCTCTTTATTTATGGCGGTCTTCTTAGCTGCGACCACCTTACGATGATCATCTACTGTTCTCCCCTCTAACAGTTCAGCCAATCGTCTTAATTCATCATGGCTTGCGATAACATCTTCGTCTGAGATATCCCCGCACATTTCCAAAAGTAACTTGCGACGATTTTGCCAGGAGTACGTTTCGTTAAAATACAATGGATTTGTAATTAATTTGAAGATGCTTTCATCGACAAGAGAACTAACCATTTCTTTGTATTCTTTTTCTTTTTTAGGAACACCATCAACAAAATAATCTGTCGTGTGTCCTGTCATAGTTACTTCACCACCACGAGGGGATGAATACTTTTCACGATACACACGTTTGAGTTCTACTGTGCCACCTTCATCTAAAGTAAAGGTACCTGTTACTTCATGATTGACTTTATGAATGGGTTCTCCTCCATCCAATGTTTTGATTTCAAAGTCAGCCCTATCTAGGCTATCTTTGCCAAATAGTAACCAGCACACAGAGTCAAATACAGTTGTTTTACCAGTAGCATTATCGCCACGGATTACGACATCGCCATTAAGATTTATGGTAAAGGACTTTAGCCCTTTAAAATTTAGTAATTCTAATTTTGTGAGTTTCATAGTGATCTCCTATACAACAGTGGCATCCACATCGATGGTATGCGGTTCAATCTTTAATTGATTGGCCCATTGCATGACCGTCGAATTAATATGAGCATTCTTTTTAAGCATTTCATTAGCAAAGAGCTTAGCCTGTACTAAGTCAAATATTTGACGACCTTTCTTCTTACCCTTATTGGCCAATTCTAGGCATGCAACTGGCTTCATAGCATCATCAGTAACTAGCACTATTGCCGTAGTTCCTTTCATGACTCTATCTCGGTATGAGCCAACACAATTTTTTAACCGTTTACCAGCAGTCATTAAATCTGCTGCAGTTCTTGGGACCATAAAATGCATTCCGTTTACATCCGCTTGTAATTGAGGAACCTCCGGAAGCATTACGTCGCCGTACTCTTGCTTATTGAAGATTCTGATAACTTCATCATGAAAGTTCTTCAGCTTAAATCGTTTTGCCCATAATACATCTTGGTATTTTGTATCGAGTTTTGTGTACATATCTACACAATCTTCGATATCACGAATGTCTTCGGATAACATCCAGCGCAATACCGCTGGCTCACCACATCGCTTAATTAGCTCCTGCCACATGTCCTTAGAGCGAGGTATATTTAGCTTCATCGCCTTACGAAAATCATTAGCGTTATGAAGCTTGCCTGTATATGGACAAGCACTTTCATAGCTTCGTTGTAGCGTGAGGATAGTACGTCTACAATTTTCATCACTGAAGAGATTTAGAACATCAGACATATATACGCTTAATGGATCATTAACCATACACTTCCGCAAGGCTCTACTATTGGGAGCCTTGTATGATTGTCTAAGTGCTTCTTGAAAATTCATACCTTTTCTTGTAGCCGCCAATACATCGTCTTCAAAAGGAATATTTGTGTATCGATATAAGCTATAAGCATTAGTCCAATACACATATTGTTTCATTAAGCTAACAATGCTAGGCATATCCGGTGCCGATAATTTTAAAATCATATTAAGCAGCATCGTAAAATGATAGCCGCTGTCTTCAGTGGCACCAGGAGCTACATATACATCCTTAGTGCCATACCCATATGTTTCCTTTAATCGTTTTTCAAACATAGCCCTTAATGCTTTGAATGTTTTGTTTAAAAATTTTCTGTTAAAGTCTGTCATTGCATATGAATCACCAAAGAATTTAAGTACAGGCATAATCTCATTTTCACGAATGTAATCAACAGTCAACTCATGACGAAGTCTAAATCTATCAATGAATATAGCCTTACGTTTCTTAAAGTCGAATCGCAACGTTTCCGTACACATTCCGTGGTCGTTTTTTCTACCGTCAAAGAAAAGCTGTATGCCTTGGTATCTAATTTTCAAATCTAAGAAATGCTTGTAATTAATAACCTCCACATAAGCTGTCACAGGGTATACTTTCTCATCACTAATGGAATAGTAAATCTTATGATCAAAAGGATTTGATGATGTTTGGCAGTTTGGACAGGTGTAGTATTTGGCACCGGTAACATATCCATTATGATATGAATATTTACGTTGCCAGCTACCCCCAAACGTAAACCCACAGTCGATATGGTGGACAGTTGTGTATTCCGCTCCATAAGGAGACTCTAGGATTACGCTATCGAACATTTTGTGAATATAGGTACTGGATACAATCTCCACAGTGAATACCCCCTTTTAGTCGCCGAACATAGCGAATAAGTCCGCATCTTCTTCTGGCACAGGGGCAATCACTTCTTCAGCCTCTTTAACAACAGGTACAGGAGGCTCGCTTGATTTGGCCTTACGCTTACGTTTAGGTTTTTCTTCTTTATGAGTGTCTTCAGATTTTTCTTTAGGTGTAGCTGTCTTAGGGGGCTCTACTACATCAAATGCTTTTACAATCGCATTGGATGCTTTCATAACTCCTTCTGTGTAAGCAATACCAGCTTGGTATTCTTCAGCGTTGCTAGGGTCCATTTCAACGGCCTTATGTAATATGTCTAGCGACTTCTTGCATATATCTGCTTGGCTTTTGAATTGTTGTTTAGACATATTTAAGCCTCCTCTGCCATAATGGATTTCAAATCGGTGATAAGATCATCTGTCAAAGAGTCACTAGATGGACGAGTAACACCATGCTTGCTAAAAATTGCAAGTGCTTTTTTTGCTTTTACACCATCTTCGCCCATCCATTCACGGAATTCCTTATAAAAGGCTTTTTTATCTACAGTCTCAGCAGCAACATCTAGTTCTGTATCTTGTTTAGGTGTTTCTATTGGAGTCTGTTCTTCGACCTTTGTTGTTTCAGCAGGTTTAATTTTTTCTTCTTTATTAAGTTTCGTCGGATTACCTTCGAAGTCTGTTACAGGAACATCGTCTGCATGCGCTGACACTTCATTTTCTAAGATTTTTACCTTACAACCATTAGCTTCAAGTTGATTTATACCTTCTACAATCTTTTTACTACTCTTTTCAATTGCTTTCTTGAATGTATCCTCGAGTTTATTTTCTGTTAGTTCAAGACTGTTGCCTAACGTTACTTTAACAGTTGGCTTTTCCGACATACATTGGCCTTGGCATTGATGATTTAATCGTTCGTTCCAATCTGCTACTTGCACTGCTAGATCGTCTAACGTATTGAATTTAATAGTTAAGCTATTTTGATTTTCCATGATAGTTTCTCCTTTAGAATTTAAACAACAATTCATCATCAACTAAGCGACCTTCTACAATCTTTGGAATGCCAAGTTCACGAAGCCTTTTGATTACACTGCGACTTTTAGATATATAAATAGTATTTCTTTCGATTTGTGTTGCTGTTGGCTTAAATATATAAGCCTCTGTAGATAACGCTGGTGCTACACAAATTGCTTTATTATCAATATCTATCCCAACTTTAAAATACTCAGGTCCATTTAGTTTTCTATATGCAGCTAGCGAAAGTTTAATGTAACTATTAGTTGTAATAATTGATACTTTTTGAGCTGCATTTCTTTTACCTTTGTTGTCAGCAAAGAAATCAAAGTCAAATGTATTAATCGTGGGCATCACCTTTTTAGATGTTAATTCCGGCATAGTAACCTCCTTATTTATTAACTAACGCTTTAAGTGTTTCTACTTCCTGGCGAAGTTGTTCGAGCTCACCATTCTTAGCTTGTGGTTCATATTCAGAGCCTCTACCAGTGCGGAATGCAGCATTAATATTAAATTGAGTTTCACCACCTAAAGTGATGCCGAATCCTAAGCGTACTTTTTCGTTAGGGCTATAGAATGCGCCAAGTGCAATTGCGTTAGCGTTACGGTAACGACCATAGCTAATAGCAAAACTACCTTTGTCATTCTTGTTATATTCAAGGGGGTGTAGACCTGCTAGTGCTGCGGAACTTGCGCCTAACTTGTTAACACGTTGGCCAAGATTGTTGACTTTGTTGTTAATGTCATTAGCCATGCTGGTAGAACGATGTTCCAAATCAGTAATGCGCCCTTCGTGGTTATCCGCTACCTTTTCAAGTACACGGATATCAGCTGTATTAGTAGCTACGTTTTGGCCAAGGGAATTAATCGCATTTGTATTACCATTGATGCGGTTGGTGTTGTTGGTGATTGCAGTAGTATTACCTGCAATAGCTTGTTCATGATCATTCACCACATCGCCTAACATGTTCAAACCGATTGCCACATCTTTAATGTTTTGCTTGTTTTTGTTAATTTGTTTAGCGTTTGTTTCGATTTCATCAATTGCAGCGAACAACTGGGAGCCGTTCACAGCGTCTAATGAATCAGCGGAGATTTGACCAGCGCTCACATTCGTGAGTTGGCGGTTGTATTGAGTTACCCCGCCTGCACCTGCACGGGCTTTAGCGCCAAAACTTACTACGCTAGCAGGTTGCTCCCCTGCAAATACGTGTTTCGTGCCATTAATGGTAATGCCTTCAACGCCTACCGCATCATCGGTAACAGAATTTGTACCGATGGCAACTGCATTCGATTTGTCCGCAATCGTGTTGTTACCGAATGCAACGGCGTCCATTGCTAAGGCTTTGGAGTGTGTACCAAATACTAGGGCTCCTTGGCCACTAGATTCGGAGTTAGAACCAAATACTAACTGCTCTTTGTCAGCACCGATTTTATTGTTGTACCCTACAACGGCGCTTTGGCCACCTGCTACTGTACCGTTGTTAGCGCCAATCGCTACGGAATTTTCACCAGTCACGTTATTAGTGCGTCCAAAAGCTACGCTAGATTCACCGGATACGAAAGCACCATTACCAATAGCTACGCTATCATAGGATGCGGTTCTAGCTTGATTACCAATGGCTACTGTGTACTCTACTAAGCTTTCAGCGTGAGAACCAAATGCAAAGGAGTTGCGACCTGCTGCAGTAGCGTTATTACCACCTACGAAGCCATTTTCACCTGTTACTGTATTATTAGTACCAAATGCTAGTGCGTTGTTAGCGTCTATTGTATTTTGGTAACCAGATACCAAAGAGCTATGAGAAGTAGCTGTAATGTTATTGTCCGTGCCTACCAAAGTATTGTTATTAGCAGCCATTACGTTTGCTGCTAAAGATGCGATTGTTACTGTCATTAATACTGTTTTATTCATTGTTTTAATCTCCTATATTTTGTACAATACAGGTAGAGTGTTTTAATCTCCACTCCACCAAGTCCGCTGAAACTTCTTCTAACTTTTCACCAGCGGACTTTTTCTTTTTCCAATTCGTGGATATCTTCTAACCAATATCCAGCTAAAATCCATAATGTAACACCAAGCATAGTTTGACAAAACCAAGTCCAAAAGTCGATTACATCAAGTTGTAGGCTCCCCATGGCACCAACAGCTAATACAGCTGCGATAATGCGAAGTGCATAAACTAATTTCAACATGTTTACTCTCCTATTCGTGCCTGGCAACGTTTCGCTAGCCAAGCATTAAACGACTCAACGTGGATAAGGCGTTTACCTCCACGTTTACCAATCCTCATCGATGGGAAGTCAAAGTCTTGCGCCCATTCCCGAATAACTGTTTCAGGTACGCTGGCAAGTTTTGCCGCTTCCGCTACCGTAATACACATCTTATTCATAGGGGCCTCCTAGACGCTAAATGCTAGTCGAACCGTCCATACAAGAATGAATAAACTTATGCTAGAGGATATACCTAATGCTAAAATCCATAAGCATATTGAACATAATTCATAGAGTGATTCTTTATTCATAATCTGTCCTCCTTATCGCTTTATATTTCGGACACTTAATCTAAAAAAATTTGTTCTAAGGGCATATCAATTTTCATAGCCTTTTTAATTTTAATTGTTTCGGGGAATGTAAATGCTGTTTTACCGTTCATCTTTTCGCTCAAAGTTTGGTAACGGATACCTGCAGCTACTGCAAGGTCTTTTCTTGTCCACCCCATTCTCGCTAATTCAGCATTTAGGTTTTTATACATATACTCACCACCTTTCACGTTTAAACATTTACGATGAACGATATTTCGTTCACCTCTATGGCTTTAGTATAGCTCGATATTTCGTTCACGTCCAATAAACTCTTGTTGATATTTCGTTTAAATATAATTAATGTTTGAAATATCGTATTTAATTATTGAAATTTCGTACATCAAATGCTATTCTATATATGTAATTACTATTATTGCGTTTTAGGAGTTTCACCATGACAAGAGAAGAGTACTTAAAAATGTTAATAAAAAAGCACGGTTCCCAACGTGAGTTCGCGCAATATATAGGTATGCCTCCATCTACCTTATTTTCCATATTACGAAATGTCGGAGGGGCTTCTATAGATAATATAGCCAAAATCTGTAAAGGGCTAGGTATTACGGCAGACGATTTAGCTATGATAGGCGAGCCAAATAATGAGGGGTATTATGCAGACCCTGAAGCAGCTGAATTCGCTGAATACCTCCGCACACGTCCAGGTGCACGCATGCTCTTCTCTGCTGCTAAAGATATTACTAAAGAGGAGATGGAAGAAGCAGTCAAATACATAGAGTTCTTAAAATCTAAACACAAGTAATACACACAAGGGAGAGTGGTAGTATTGGTTATTAACCTTATCTATTGTGACTTACCAAATGCTAAAGCAGTTTCTGAGGAATCAGAAGATGTAGACACTCATAATATCTACATTAATAAAAATCTCCCCCATGAACGCATGAGGGAGGAAATAAAGCATGAGTTAAGTCATATTATTCGTGATGACTTTTATGTAGATCATCATGTTAATTTAGTCGAACGTATGGTTAGAATGTCTCAGGTTGAAGATGGAGACCTTAACGGAATCGACTTCTATCATCATATTATTTAACACAGGGAGTTTTAAAATGAAAAAGGGATTAGTATTAGCAACAATATTTGCATTATGTTCAACAATGATGGTCAGTGCTAAGGAATTCAATGATGCACGTTGGCAATGGTTCTATTCCAATTCTGACTACACAGGGAAAGTCGATTTGAACACATTGTCCTATGATCCTGAGACAGATACTGCCAAAGTCTGGGCTGTATGGATACGAACTACAGGAATTCAAGATCTAATTTCGTATAAGATTCATTTTTCAAATAATTCATTAGATGTATTCGATAGGAATACTTATATAAATGGATCCGATGAAATAAAGAGGAATCAAAATTTCAATGGTCAAAATCATGTTGCTGCACCAGGCATGGGCGATGAAGCGCTTATTGCTTCAGTAAAAGGACTAGTAGGTCGCGACGCTAAATTAGCAGACTACAAAAAGCAACAAGCTGCAGAGGCGCAAACACGAGCTGAAGAAAAAGCACAATTTGAAAAGGCACAGCAGGAAGCCAGAATCGCACAGCAAAAAGAAGCAGAACGGAAAGCTAAACATGAACGCAATCGTAGCATCATTAGAGGGATTTTTGGGATATAAAACGCACAACCAAGGAGGTTCTAAATGGATCTAAAAAAGCCAGAAAACAAAGGTGCTTTGACATCGAAAATAGCGGAGCTTGCAAATAACATAAGTACGTTTTTAAAAAACATACTATGCTCAGACCAACACAAGGCGGCCCTACTTTATTATTGGCTACGCAATTATTTGAGATATATAAAACAAGAAGAATCTTTTAATCCGAAATATTTTCCTCAATTTAAACCTGGCGACATAGTTAAAGTTGACTTCGGCTTTGGCATAGGCTCTGAATTTGGGGGCCTACATTATGCTATAGTACTTGCGCCTAGTAATTCTAAAAACAGCACAGTCACTGTTGTCCCGCTACGGTCTCTAAAACTAGGTAAAGAAAGCCCCAAAACACTATATAAATCAGATGTTTATTTGGGGACAGAATTATTTACAGTCCTACTGGACAGGTCGGGAGAGATGTTAGACAAATGCGGCACCTTCATAAAGGAAGTTGAAAATACAGACCCAAAGACGATAACTGTTAAAGATATTGCACGCTTTGAAAAACAGCTAGAGGAAGCTAAGAACCTACTTGCTAGGCACGATATAATTATGAAAGAAGTATCAAGGTTAAATGCAGGCACTGTCGCTATAGTCTCTCAAATCAGGACGGTAAGTAAAATACGCATACAAAACCCTAGATATCCTAAAGATGCGCTTTATAATATGCGAGTAGATAGGCAGGCTACTGATAAAATTCGAGCGGTTATGAAAGACTTATACAATATAAAGTAAAATTGTAATAGAGTCCAAAAATTGTTGATTTTTTTTAACATCTATTCTATAATGTAAGAACAAAGGGGTTTAGCCCCAAACTAAAATCATTATAAGCGGTTTAGCCGCAACTAAAGATGAGGTCTTGTTCTTATGGAACAAGACCTCATCTTTTTTGTTTATTATAAGGATTGTAGATATGGCTAAAAAACGAACCGATGGACGCTACCAAGTATCGAAGATGATAAACGGTAAGCGTAAATACTTTTATGGCACTACCAAGAAAGCTGCCATAGAAGCCATGGAGAAATACGTAAATACAAATCAAGCATGTGCTAATTTCGATGATACAATTTCATTAAACACCTGGATTAATATATGGTTACAACTAAAGGAAAAGACTATAACCCCTGCCACATATCAAAGCTATACAGGCATTATCAATCGCTATATCAGAGATAAAATCGGCTGTGTAAAGTTAGCTGAAATTAAACCTAATACATTACGGTATGTTTTTGAATCAATGGATGGATTATCATCAAGGACTATATCCTACACCATGACAATTCTAGGCTCCATATTAGAGCAGGCGGTAAAAGATGACATCATCCCTAAGAACTATATGAAAAACATAGACCGACCAAAACAGGTTAAAGTCCGTCATATGGTAACGTTATCTGCAGATGAAGTAAAAGATTTCTTATCCAATATATCAAATACAGAACATCATGCGCTATTTAAATTAGCATTTGCAACAGGTATGCGTCGGTCTGAATTATTAGGCTTACGATGGTCGGATATCGATTTTAAGAAATCAACTATATCCATTTCACAAACAGCCCTCAAAATCGGATCTACTGCAGTTATATCCCATACAACCAAGACCACATCCTCAAAACGGATAATTGCCATTGATACGGAAACGCTCCATGAGCTTATGAAGCATAAAACGGTTATAGACAAGCGCAGAATTAAAACCATGAACTGGATTAATAATAACCTTGTATTCCCTGGTATAAAAGGCGCTCCTCGTTGTCCTGATGAAGTCAGCAAACTATGTAAGAAATACGCCAATTTAATCGGTAAGCCTTCTTTTACCATGCACGGTACTAGACATACCCACGCCACCCTTCTCATTGAAAATGGGGCAAATATGAAAGCCATACAGGAACGTCTAGGGCACGCTTCATTCCAAGAAACAATGGATACCTACTCACATGTGACACCTAAAATGGAAGATGACATCGTAGAACGAATTTCTAAAATATTCTGATGTCAAAATGATGTCAAACCACGCAAGACTTTATGATGTCAAACAAAAATAAGGGCTTACAGAATTACCTGTAAGCCCTTATTTAATCAGCTTGGTGCGGTTGGAGGGACTTGAACCCTCACGAGCGTACGCTCACCACCCCCTCAAGATGGCGTGTCTGCCATTCCACCACAAC